AAAAAATAAAAATGAACAAAATAAAGGTCACGATTCGAAGGTCATACTAGAAAAGATAATTAGAAGTGAGTATGAGTATCATGATCTTGGCAGACCTGCATCCTTTAGCCCGAATCCAGGGAGATTCCAGAGTGATCCTCAATGGATAGATTGGGGAGTTCACTTGCTCAAACTGAGAGTTCAAGAGGCTTATAACAAAACCTGGAAAAAATGCTTTAACGAAAGCATAGCTTCCTTCGAGGATCAATCTTGGTCAGAGTTGTTCAGCACAAAAAGTAGCAGCACTGCCGATGGAGAAGTGTATGATCCTGAGTCATATGATATTCGGTCTAAGGTCTTTATTGAAATGATCAAAGATTTTGACTCAATGAATGAAACCAAATATCATGACGAGATACCTGAGTTAATCAAGACATGCAAAGCTCATGTTAGCTTGTTCAAGAAAAATCAGATTGGGGGGGTCAGAGAAATTTATATACTGACTTGGAGTTTCCGAAGAGTGATAAAGATTCTGGAAGATATATCACGTGCTATGTGTAGGCTTCATCCTTCAGAAACATTAACCAAGCCTTCTGTCAAAGATTCCTTTTCAGAGTCTCACAAGCTGAAAGTCCAGAAAATGAAATGTCCTTACACAGTGACTTTTTCATGGAGTGGGGACATGACAACATGGGCAAATTTGTTTGTGAATGATCAATTTCGGAGAATGATGACTGGGTTACTGCCACCTGATCTGCTAGAAGTTGTCATGGAAATCTTAGCACTCCATGAATCAAAAAGGCTATACATGCCAAGAGAGCTTTTAGACAACTTCTTAAGCACTGATTCAGATTTCCCAAATAAAGATCTAAAGAGGTTGAGAGCAGAATTCCTAGGTCAAACACCACCGTTAATTTGTGGAGAGCGGCGACCATATATAACAAATCACACAAACATGATGCAGGGCATCTTGCATTATACGAGCAGTCTTTATCATTGTGCTCATCTGGAGGCTTTGTGCTTTGAATTGACAGCGAAGTTTAAGGACTTGGTCTGCTCATTTGAAGTCTCTTCTGATGATGAGGGAATCAAAATGACAATGGGTGGGCATGATCTTGAAGATCTAAAGGAGAATGCTAAACTATTTAAAGAATCATTCC